TCTATCAAAAGTTTGCATACCACCAGTAATGGCAGTACCAAACCTAGTCTTATCATTTTCTTGTCTTTCAACATATACTATTCTAAATCCACTAATTTCTTTAGCTAAATCTTGAGGTACATTAACATCAAAATCTATATAAGTAGAATACATTGTTAACTTAGCATTATTACTACTAAATGTTGATAGTAAACAAGCAGGATTATTAGTTTCATTAAAATCAGGCATCTTAATATCACCTATCCAGTTAACATAAGAAGCTTGTCCTTTCTTATTATAAAAAGTAATACCAAACCTATATACTTCTCCACGTTGCCAAGATACTTGACAGCTAGCTTTATAAGGAGATTTTAAACTACTAAAGCTACCATTATTATTAGTAACATGATTAGGTACACTTATAAGTGTAGAATTATTATCAACTTCAGTTTTAATTAAAGGAGCTCTGTTAATTTTTAATGCTGGATTAACACCACTATCAACTATAATTTGAGTTGTACCAAAAGTATAACCAATATTAGGACCTTGACCACCTAAAGTAACACCATCTTGTTTATATTTATATTGATGATTATTATACCAAGTTGTAGGATTACCTACATTATTTAAACCAAATATCTTACCACTCTCATCATTATAAGGATTAATAACATCTAATAAATCATTATTAGGATAGTTAGTAGTAAAAGTATTTGTATTACCATCTAATTCATAAGTAGTACATTCACCATTATCATTATATCTATAAGCTCTGTAATCTATATTAACCTTAAACATTTCGTTAGTAGTATTAGCAGCAAATAAGATATTATCTTTAACTTCAATAGTACCTACTTTTTCAAATGGAGCATACATTATATTAAACTCTTCTGTAGTTAATAGAAAAGTATCACTAAATAAATCAGTAAAGCTTTCATATTGATTTCTATATAAAGATATTTCTTTATAAGGATATACAAATATTTCAGGTAAATTAGGTTGACTATAATATATTAAAGCGTATTGAATCATTTCATAATCTTTATCAATACGAGGTATATAAAACTCAATACCTTTATCAGAGTCAATAACTTCTTTATTATCTGTAGCAGCCATAACATCTGTAGTATACTCTATTGTATCAGCTAATGGGTATCCAAGTTCACTATTAAACTCATTACCTTCAATAACATCTATTAAATTACTACAAGTACTGAAGTTAGTTAAATCTCCACTTTTACTTAATAATCTATAAGCTAATTGATATTTACCTTCAGGTAAACTACCTTTAATTAATCTACTAATAACAGGAGTATCTAAATTAGATTCAGATACTATATTTAAAGTTCTTACAGGTATATTTAATAAAGATTGTAAAGAACCTATTGTATTAATACTTCTTAATGGATTAATACCATCAGTCCAGTATATTCTAGAAAAGTTTTCATTCTCATACTTACCAATAGCTTTAATTCTTTCTACAAACTTAAAGTTAAGATCTCTATTATACATCATATGATTATTAACAGTTAATTCAAAACCATTAATAGCACCTGATATGTTATCACTAGTACCTAAAAAATTACATCTCCATATTTGACCATAACCATTATCATTAGGATTACCTACAGTATTACTCTTTGTAATAAAGAATAAGTTTTGTACTCCACTACCATCAGTTATTGCTAAACCTTCAATAACTTTTATATTTTCTTGAGCAGGTACAACTTGAGGATATTCTCTATTAGATTCATAAGTAGCAGCTGGAATAGTTGTAGGAAACTGAATTTGTAGTTTAGTTCCCTTCTTATTTTGTACAACAGCTGTACTTAATCCACCATCAGTAAGTAAAGTAATATTTAGAGCATCTAAATAATTACCTTGTTTATATATAGTCTTAGCTAAGTCTTGGTTAATACCTCCAGTAAAAGTATTTATTGCAATACCATTAGTTTGACCACCTTGTTCTTGTTCTTTTTCTTGAGCCATTAGTATTAATATCTATAGTTTCTCATACCAAAGTTAATATATTGAGATTGACCAATACCTTCAAAGTTTCTAGCTTGTTCATTAATTCTAGGCATAAGTGTAAGGTGTTGATTCTTCCAAGATTCCATCATATCATAATTAGGAGTAAGAGCTTTAGTTTTAGCTTGACCTACATACCACATCCACTCTCTTTCAGAGTATTCAAATACATCTCTAGCAATAATATTTCTTCTCCATAGTAAGTAATCTACTTTAAGTCTTATATAAGATTGTACAGCTTGTTTAAAGCTAATATCATCAGGTATAAGAGGGTAACCCTCTTGATCAACTGGAAAAGCTTTATAAAACATAATTACTTGAGCACCATCTTTAAAAGAGGTGAATATATAATTACCTTGAACATTATAAGTAATATCTCTTAATGTGTAAGGTAAGTTATTAATTAATCCTTTAGTAATAGCATTATCATAATTATTAAAGTTAATAATAGGATTACCGTCAGGATCAAATCCTACAGGTTGTACAGGATTAACTAAAGGATAGTCATTAATGTTATTAATGTTCCAAGGATGAGTAGTAGAAGTTGAACCTCTCATAGGTACTATTACACCATTTTTAGTAAGTACCATAGCTTGATCTAAAGTATGTAGGTTACAAGGTATAAATCCTTTATGATTCTCAATATCAATAATTGCATAATCATTAATAAGATTATAAGGTACACCTATTAAATCACAAGCTTCATTAGCCCATTCTACAAAACTTCCTACTTCAAACTGTTGATTCTTATATTGGTTATCTCTAAGTACATTGTTTATAACTTCATTAACTGAAATTAACTTACCATTTAATGCCATATTTATTTATATATTAATAATCTGAGAAAGGACTTACAAAAAAATCTAACTCAGGATGTTTTTTAATTAGTTCAGGTACTTGTCTTTTAAATTCTCTTACAGCTGTAAGTTTGTAATATTTCTTTTTATTCATATTACAATTCTTTTTTAACCATACTATCTTTAATCTGTAACCATTAGTATGATCATTAAACTGATATATTTTTAATCTTTTCTCTTTAGCTTCAGGATCAGTAGCCCACAATTCTCTAGTTGCTTTATAGTTAATAGGTACTCGTTTAATTACATTACCATTCTCATCTAATTGTAGTTTTTTTCTAACTTTCTGTATCATAATTCTACCCATCTTACAAGGTAGTGGATATTCAGAATTAGTAAGAATCATTTTAGTTCTAGCTTTTCTAAATATCTTCATAAGCACACTTCTATACTTATTAAAAGATACATTGTATTTTAAATCTTTTAAATCAGTTCCTAATGGTAATTCAGCTTTACTAAGATTATTTAAATAATATTTATAATAATCTCCTAATCCATAATCAGCAAGATACTTACCTTTACCTCTTTCTTTAATACCTAATTCAGTATTACTTAGCTTGTGTTGTGTAATCATTTTCATTATTATTAGTAGTATCTTCAGCTACTGAAGCTTGTGTAGCTAAGAACAATTTAACAGCCATATCTACTATACTATTAACCATCCAGTTTTTAATTGGGAAAGGATCTGTTGAAGAATAGCAAGGTCTTCCATCACAATCTTCAAAGTTATAAGCATCTCTTGGATCTTCAAATACACCTTGTATATTTATAAACTTTAATACCTGTAATATATTGTTAGGTACTATAAGATATAAATAACCGTTAGTATTTTGCATATAATACTTAACTCTATTTTTAGTATATTTGTTTGTTAATACATAAGGTATTCTTTCATAGTGTACATAATCATAACCAGGTAATCCTTTATTAACAGGACCAACTCTAGTAAATAATTGACTATGATGAAGTTCTATAGTACTTGGTATAGGTTTAACACTTCTTAATAAGTTACAACCTGCTTCAATAATACAAGATTCAGCTGCATCTACTAATTCCATTTCAACACAACCTAAGTCTTGAATAATGTAAGGATCAGCTGTATAACCTTTATTAGAATCTTGTTTAATTAATTGAGATCTTAAATTGATTACTATCTGTTCAACTTGTTCAGGTGATATAGTATCAGTCACTACTGATCTACCTCTTAATTGATCAAGTATTAAATATATAATATGATTTAAAGATGTTGTTGTAGCCATTTAATTTAAGTAAAAAGGCTCTTTAAAAGAGCCTGTGAGTTAATAAAATAATATAATGTATTAGTATAATTCAAATGTATTAAATTAAATAGTTTTATCTTGCTTTTTATTATATTTAAAATATTCAAATGCTATAAAACCAGCTGTAAGTAATGCTATTACAAGATACAAACTAGTAATTTGGGATTTTTTATGTTTAACTTGTTCCTTTAAAAGATCTATATCATGAGTAGATAGTTTATTTAAATCAGGACAAGGT